ACTCATCCAAAGAAGGATATTTCATTTGCATGAAAAGTTTATCGTCAAGTTTAATCTTATTGTTATGATTTTTATCCTTTGTTACTTTAATATCATCAATAAGGATTCTTACAGGAATACTTGTTTCACCATCATCTGGAGCAATAATATTAACTTCAATTTCTTCACCTACAGATTTACCACGAATATTTAAGAACAGAAATTCAATATCAAATGTTGGCAGAGACTCTACTTTAACACCTCTTGTCTGAATACAGCTTTTTAGAACTGCTTTAATTGCATTAGAGATTTCTTTATTACTTTCTGATTCTAATGCAAGAACAAGAAGTTTTTCTTCTTTAACTAGAAATGGTCTATACTTAATTGTTTTTCCAGTCGATGGCAACTCAAGTTCATATGATGGAGTCGCAATTGTTGGTAAAGGCATAATGTCCTATAGTGATTCAGTAATAATATTTATTAATTGGTAAGAACACCAAAAGCAGCTTCGGCAATAGGACTATTCGCAAGTATTCTACTTCCAAGTCCGTTTTCTGCTTTACCTATTGTAGCTAATGCTGCCGCTGCTCTTATCTTATCAAGTTCAGAACTAGTTCCTTGTGAGAAGTTTGCGCCATTTAATTCCGCAACTCCTGGTGCTTTTGCGTTAGTTAAATTTCTTAACGGTTCAATTGTACTTCTTTCTCTAACATATCTAATATAAGAAAAAGAAATATTATATTTTAAAAGTTGACTTTCTTCATACTTAACCGGTGTTGAAATCACAGAAATTGGGAATGCTTTAACAAAAGTGTAGTTTAAAGTTGTGCCAATATCTTTTTCATACTTTACAATATACATATCACACTTATAAGATGTTGGATAGTTCATCCTATAATTTACATAGGGACTTTTATAATCACTTCTTTGAAGTGGAGAACCTCCAGTAATATAATCAATCCAACCATCAAAATATTCTATAACTTTATAATTTCTATCAACATAAAAAGTTAAGTTTAATGTGTTGTCAAATACTCTACGGTATGCCATCTTCTCAGTAACCCCATGATAATCTGAAGTCACATCATGAGTTGCTAAGCTTGTTCCTGGAAGAGTTGCTTCAGAACATAAGAGTTCAATGTTACTAATATCTCCAGATACAATTCCTCTCTGACCAACAAAGGTTGAAATTGAAGTTGGAAACTCAAACTTCACATGGTAGAGTGAAGTTTGAGCTATATTAAGCATTCTAGATTTTAGATCACTTATAGAATAATATTCGGGTTTTCCTGGTGCTCCCATTTATAAATATATTGACCTTATATATTATGTAGTAGAGTTATGGCAGAAAGTTTAAAGTCAAAATACAAACCTTCAAATCCTCAAAAATATAAAGGTGACCATAACAATATAATCTGTAGAAGTAGTTGGGAAAGAAAATTCTGCAGATGGTGCGATTTAAATGAAAGTATAATATCTTGGGGTTCTGAAGAGTTTTTTATTCCTTATCTCTCTCCTATAGACAATAAATTTCATAGGTATTATCCAGATTTTATAGTTAAACTTAAAGAACAATCTGGAAAAATAAAAACATATGTAATTGAAGTAAAACCCAAGAAACAAACTGTTCCTCCAAAGAAAAGATCTAGAGTAACAAAATCTTTTATATATGAATCTAAAACCTATGCTATCAATCAAGCAAAATGGAAAGCGGCAAAAGAGTGGTGTGAAGATAGACTCATAGATTTTAAAGTCATAACTGAAGATGAATTGGGTATTGGATAATAAATAGTTAAAAAATGTCCGATGAGTAACGATACCCATACTGGTACAGTAGTAACAACAGATAAAAATGTAGACTCCATAAATGGATCTTCAAGAAATATAAAAATACCTGGAACAGTCACAGTAGAAAATCTCGAAGGTGTTTGGAAGGTTTCTGCCAGTATCAACGGAACTAAACTTGCGAACTTTTCTAAATCTGTTAATGCGTGGATTCCTACGGAAGCACAGGAAACCTTTTTGCCTACTGCAGAATTTGTGGATCTCAATTCTGATCCATTCAGCCAAGGGGCTGCTTCCATTATCAATAGATTAACTCCACAAGATCGACAAGAGATATTTAATAAGGCTTTTTCTCAAGGAGTATCTTCAGGTTTTACTATCGGTCAAAATCCTGCTGCAGGATCTGAAGTAAATGGCGAAGGAAATCCAGCTGCTACTCAGTCAGCATCTCCTGCAGAACCTCAAGCAACTGATAGTGGACCCTTGAGATATCCACTTCTAAATGATGATAGTAGTACAAATTATGATTATCTGCGAATTGAAAACTTTGAGTATAAAGCTCCTCTTTCACAAAGTCTAGATAGGCTTTCTCCCGAGAGCGTTGAAACAAGAATAACAGCATCTAAAGGTGTGGTTTATTTGCCAATGCATCCTGGAATATCTGAAAGTAATAGTGTTGATTGGAAAGATGACAGCGCAAACGCTATTCAAACTGTTCTCGGCAGATCTGCTATTGATGCTATAGATAATTTAAGTAATTTTCAATTTGGCAAAGCTAGTAAGGATTTTATAGAAAGTATAGCTAATTCTATTGGAGCTGGGGCGGGAGATCCTGCTCTAATACCATATTTAACGGCATATTTTGCGCAACAACAACTTGGAACAAACCTTACGGGAAGATCAACCGGTCAAGTTCTAAATCCCAACTTGGAGTTACTTTTTACTGGACCAAAATTAAGAACTTTTAAATACAATTTTAAAATGACTCCAAGAAGTGACGCTGAAGCAAGAATGATAAAAAGAATAATACTATTCTTCAAAATAGGAATGGCGGCAAGAAGATCTGAATCAAACTTATTTTTAAAATCACCAGATGCTTTTAGACTTAAGTATATATTTTCAGCTAATACCAATCAGCCGCATCCATTCTTAAATAAAATTAAAGCTTGTGCTCTTACTAATTTTTCGGTCAATTATACTCCAGACAATACCTATATGACATATAATGATGGTTCTATGACATCATACAATCTATCATTATCCTTTAGTGAACTTGAACCAATTTACGCTAATGATAATGAGGATGAAGCAAAAACACTATTAACAACAGGGTTCTAAAAATGTCAAAACAATATTTTAGAAGAGTACCAAATTTTGATTATGTTACTCGAAGCAATAATATAGACAACATATCACAATACACTCAAGTAAAAAACCTATTTAAAAGAGGAAAGTTGAGACCTGATATCGAAGACAATCTTTTGTTCTTTGATAAGTATAACATTATTGGAGATGAAAGACCAGATAATGTTGCCTTTAAGTTTTATGGAGATTCTACATTAGACTGGGTAATATTATTATCAAATAATATATTAAACTTACAATCAGAGTGGCCTCTTGCTCAAACAGAGTTTGAAGAAATAATGTTAGATAAGTATGGTTCTTATGACAATCTTTATAATGGAATAAAGACTTATGAAACAAAAGAAATAAGAAATAGTTTGAATCAAATTATTCTTGAAAAGGGTATTGGCATTTCAAACACTTGGGATACTGGTGGAGGTTTTGTTAGAAAAGTAAGCACCGCTAGTGATGGATCAACTAATGTAACATATTACTATGAGTATTATGATGTTGGAACTTCATTAATTGTAGAAGTATTTCAGGACAAATTAATTACTCCAATAACAAACTATGAGTATGAAGAAAGAATTGAAAATAATAAGAGAAGTATTTTTGTATTAAAGCCCAGATATTTAAATGTTGTATTCAACGACATCGATGAAATAATGACATACAAAAAAGGTTCGAAACAGTATGTGTCCCAAACCTTAAAGAGAGGCGATAATATTCGCCTTTATGGATGATCAGTCATCAACCAGTTTCTGGAAATAAGAAATGGCATCATCCTCATCTTCATCAGAATTTGAAGAAAGATTGTTGAGTTGCTTACTGAGAGTTTCAGGAAGTTCACTCTCCTCACGACGCGAATTAAAGTTGGGAGTATAAGAACCACGATCGTTGTCCTCATCATCAACTTCTTCATCAAGACGTGGACTGGGAGCAGTCTTCTGACCCAGAACATACTTCAGACGCTTCTCAAGATCTTCATAAGACTTGAACTGGTCTGCTGCGGAAAGAGCATCTAGAGAATATTGCTTCTTCCAGAGGGCTTCCAGAGCATCGTCATCATCCAGGAGTGGTGCAATTCGGTCGAACTCTGACTTATCATAGTTCCAGTAACCATCTTTCTTGACGATTTTGATCTTGAAGTTAGCACCTTGCCAGAAGTCAAAAGGATTGATTGGAGTTTCGTCTTCAAACTCAGGTTGCATTGCTTCCATGATCTTATCAAAGATCTTCTTACCATACTTAAACAGGAAAACTTTACCTTCGTTCTGAGGATTTGCGGGATCCTTTACAACATAAATGTTGGAGTAATAGGAGAGTTTACGCTTTTGCTTACGAACAGTCTCCTTATCTTTTTCATTACCACTGTTCCAGAGTTCACGGTTGTGCTCAGAAACAGGA